ACTACAACATCGGTTATTGTTCCTGAACTATCTGTCGTAATTGTAACTTTACCTCCGGATCCATCTCCTACAATATCTGCGGTGGTGCCTGTACTATATCCAGTTCCCCCATCTTCAATATATACTGCCTTTATTTGATTGTTATTATTATCGGAGTTTCCTCCTTCTCTAATAGTTTGAATACTAGGATCTGTTGTAGTTAACCAATCATTAGGAACAGTAATATATTCTGTAGAATCAAATTTAATTACATCTGATGGAGAAATACTGAATAGATATTTCCATCTATATCCATCAGAACCCGCAACAGATGGTTCTACATCAGTTTGTGTTGGTTCTATTGTTGATCCTGTAACAGTGGGATTAGTGCCAGAAGAACCATTATCTATACAAATATAAACTTTAAATTCACTTGTAACGACGTAGTAATTTGCATCGTATAATCTCACTGTTTTAGATACAGGAGATTGATTACCTTGACGATAATCATTTCTATACATATCATAAGGAGTATTTGCAACCCATTCAACCTTCCTAATAACTCTCCTAGCATTTTCTGATGTAATTTTTTTACCAAATAAACTAGTATCTCTATAATGAGATAAATATTGAAAATTATCTATAGGGTTGTTAGTTGTACTCGTATTCCAATCATCAAGTCTACCAAATCCAGTAGATGCTGGAGATGGATTTGATAGACCTAAAAAAGCATAGTAAGAATTATTGCTGATGGACTCTACAAAGGAAGCAGCATTCAATATTCTAAATTGATCTGTTACGAATGCGGACATATTAATTGTTTTTTATATATTTATAAGAGAATCTTGATTTTTAATTATACTTCTCTTTTAGGTAATGCCCCTGTTTTTCTAATTCCAATACCTCTTCTTTGGATTGTTGGATATGTTGTCAATCCAGATACAGTATTTCCAGTAACTCCGATTGATATTGGATTTGTCCCTCTTATTACTGTGCCTGAGCCTTGAGAAAATCTTCCCCATGAGTATTTTCCAACAGGATTTAGTATATTTCCAGTAGTTCCAAGAGTAGTTCCAAGTCCAACTATATTGGAATTTGAATCTACATTACATGTAATAATTCCAATTTTATCAACATTAGATAGGGCAGAAACATAGTAAACATTATCTAAGAAAGTAGTTCCAATTCCAACAACTGCAGAATTGGAATCATCAATTGATGTAACTCCACTACCAATTTGAGTGTCGTAAATATAAACTGGATATCCTACTGATAATCCAGAGAAAGGTGATGTATCATCGTGATATACAGTGAATTGAAGTGCTAATGGATTTCCTCCGGTTCCTGCGGTTGTTGTAATTCCGGTCACAATTCCTGAGAAACCTGCAATGCTACCAAATCCTTCAATTTTTTCAATAGATCCTGCAGATTCTGTAGAAATACCGTTAATAATTGTCACATCTAAAGGAGTTGAATCATCGGTATATCCATTATCAGTTTCATAATTAAATAATTCTATATTATCAACAAATATTTCAGTATCCGTTGTAGATACATCTTTAATAATTTTTGCAGTTGGGAAGATCAGAGGTTCTAATACATCTCTGGACTTGTAAACAAATTGACCATTAATTTTCTTATCTGTTTTTTGCTTAGTCCAAGATAGTGGTTTATCATTTAATTCATCAATTCCCAATCCAGTATAACGATTAGTTTCAACTTTGTCAGAGGTAGTTATATTGTAGACTGTTCTTTCGTCTTGTGTTATTGTATCTGGATAAATGTTGTTACTTATGACTTGAACAATATCTCCAGTTTCTATAGTTGGTATGATGTCATCTATTAACGTAGAATCTGTTCCATCAACACCTTTATAGAAATATATTTCAATTTCATCTTGAGGTAATGGTGCTCTTGTGAAGACAAATGATGTTCCACCTTCAAAAATGTAATTTTCTACTGGTTTTTGTATTACTCCATTAACAAAAATTATAAGAACATTATTGATATTTTTCTCAATTGCAGAATCTGATTGAGGTTCAAAGCTCAGAAGTGCTGAATTGTAATTAAGTGGGAATCTAACTCTTGATCCATCTTGTAAGTTTTGAATGGAATCAATATAATCAAGTTCACCGAATTCCCAAGCAGCAAAGTTATCAGAATAAGTATCAATCACTGTAATCTCAAAATCTGATATTGGAGAAGATAAAGAACCATCAGTCACCAATCCAACTGGTTTGAATACATCACCTCTTCTGAAATTGAATCCTGGTCTTGAAAATTTAACTTCACTTACTTCAAATAAAGTAGATCCTATTCCTGTAGATCCACCAACCTTTAAATCTACCAATAATCCATTACCAGTGTCAGTTGTTGTTCCAATTCCTATCCTAGAAACACCAACTACTGGTAGATCTTTATAAGATGGATCAGAAACGAATACTTCTGGATTTACGTAGTTAGTTCCAGCAGAACCAACGTTAAATGATAAGGTTCCACCAATACCTATAGAATCAACTGAAACTACTGCTCCTGTACCGGCACCACCACCACTACCTACTCCAATTTGAATAGTATTTAATGTAGTTGCTGCAATTGCCACTTGCTGATTATGAATAGGGTCTCCTCCAGACTGTCCTCTTCTTAATTTTGTCTTAGATACTGCTCTTGGGTAAGGATGATTTGTTGCATGATCATCCTTAGAACAAGTAAATACCAATCCTTCAGTAGCAATACCAATAGTATTTGATGTTGTTAAACCATGATTGGCAATAGTCAACACTAAATCACCAGTTCTAGAATTGTAAGTAGCATCTGTTGCAGTGTGAGTGCCTCCGGTGTTATCTGTAATTGAATTTACTCCGGCACTTACAAATTTATGATCATACTCTATATCTAATACAGTCACTCCTATAGAAACTAATCCATTATACCCAGATCCTAGATTATCTGTGGTTCCCAATCCTACAGATATAAAACTACCTCCAGCACCAACAACAGCAGTTACAGAAGCACCCACAAGAGGAGCAAATCCAAGTCCAGGTGTGGATCCATATGAAACTATAATTCCACCTCTAGGAACTTCATTTAGATTGACATCATAATCAGAAACAATATATTGAAGTGGGTCATTGAAACTTGTTATTCCGGAAAATTCTATTGTAGTTATTCCCGCTATAGAGTCTTCTAATATTTCATAATTGAATCTTGTTGGGTTATTATCAGTTTTAGGTGATTGGTAAATGTTATTAATGAATACTAAACCACTTGCACCTTCCGTTCCAAGTCCTGTGGTATTAGCACCTCCAACTTTCAGAGTAAATGTTCTTCCAATTCCGGTAAATTCATCAGATAAATCGTCATAAACTTTATTATTATCATAATTTGATTTTAAAAATACTCTACCGGTAAACGATGAAGTTTCAAAATCTAAATCATTTTTTGTTTTTGTGATTTGTGGATTACCTCTTGGTGCTTCTGTGAAATAAATTTCACTATCTTCAATATTAAACGAACCTTTAAAAATTCTTACTAAGGTAGAGTCTGCATGATTTGTTGCAGATGAACCCACAAATCCTCTCTTAACCTCAACTAAATTTATATTTCCATTATTTGTAATTGGTCCCACATTTGTTGTTCCAAGACCAACATTAGTGACACCCATATATTCTTCATCAATTTTCAATATATCTTTTGGATTTATTGTAGAAATTCCACTCAAAGATACAACAGTGTCACTACTGTTTAGAGAACCTCCAACATTTCCACTCAGAGTATGAGTAACCTTAGTAGGTGCTAATGGGTATTGAACCAATTCATCAATAGTAAAGATACATTTAGTGTTTCTTTCTTTCATAGTAAATCTATGAGCATTACCTTCTCCAAGAGAAGTAAATGTTGTTCCAATTCCTGCAGCAGCTGCTGTAGTTGTTATTGCTACCTTAAAAGTATTTTCAGTTAATTTAATGGCATATACTCTTGATGGCAATTCCCCACTAGGAGTGACCATAGCACTGGTTCCAACACCAACAATTGTGGAATTTGGAGTATAGATCAATTCTTCTCCAGTCATAAAGAAGTGATCTTGAATTGTAAATAATCCAGTAGATGCATCTAATACAGATGAATTGGGATTAAATTTCTTTGAGAAAATTGGAATACCATTATCAGTTAATGTGAAACTATCTCTATTAATTCTACTAAGATTGAGAGCATTATAGAATTTTTCATCAATACTTTCGGTCACAGAACCATAAGATAAATCTAAAGGTTCGTTGACAACATCTACTTCAGAATAGAAAGATTTGCTGAATACTTCAATATCAATTTGATCTGTTTGATTTACATCTGGGTAGAATTTAAGTATCAAATCACTTCCAGATATTTCTCCACCAAATGTTCCAATACCAGAAGCATCATCTAATTCACTATCATCATTAGATACTGAAAGGAAAGGTAATTGTTGTGTATAAGCATCAGTTCCTTCATCAATTAGCATAACCTGATGAAGTGCCTTTGTAGAGCCAATACTTACTTGTACTA